AAATTATCAAATACCATCATCTTTACTATAGTGGGAAATAATTTCTTATAAACTTCTCTCATTACAGATTTTGGTAAAGCTTTTTCACCGTGAAGTTCTTTATAAAAATTATATATATCTCCTAGTTTATAACTAGCTAATATTTTGCGTGGCCCCCTTCTGAATATCAGAGCTTCCTTCTGGATCGTCATCTTTATTATCTTTCTTATCATCAGCTTGGAATAAAGTTAATCCAAACTTTTCTTTTATTATTAAAACTTTAAGTTGATCAATCATCTCCTTATTAATAGGATAATCATCATTATATGTCCAATCGGGATTTTTAATTAAAGCAGCTGCAATTGGATCTTGAAATACTCCTCTTATGTCTAAATATTTTACTGTAAAATGTAATCCACTATTACTTTGAAGATAGACCCTATCTCCTAATACATAGGCATATATAGAATTATAATTAAACTTACCATAACCTAACATTAATGCCTTATTGTAGGTAGTTAATTGGTAATGATCGGATAACCTATCTACAGGCCCTATTCTACTGAATAATCCAACACCATCATAAGATTCAATTGTTCTTGGAATATCTATAGAAGTACGATACATAAAATCATAATTATCTACCTGTGGGTCGACTATATTAGATAAATACTTTTCCATAGGAACAGCTCCCAGGTCTTGAACAAAATGATCATCGATAGATGCCATAGGTTTTTTACCCTTCTGA